TTCCAAGTAATGCCACCCCATGTATTAAAATGCAATTAAGTTTACAATCTACCCCATTAGGGATATATAATATCTTGCATGATTGCTCCAAGCTTTACCCACTATAAATAAATTAATAAAGGGTTATATATTATGAAATATTACGAAATTATATACGAAACTGAATACGGCGCAGCGTCTTTCGATGGTGACTTTGAGCATTATCAAACATTCATTGCAGCAGCTAACAAGGCTGGCCGTGAAGATGGGCTATTAGAAGACGATGAAAGTGTTTTGGATTGCGCTATTGAAATCACAGCAGATGGCGAGGAGATATAATGCTTTCTGAGGCGTTATTAAACAGCCGCGAACTGGTGGCATTAACGGGGGCGGCGCTAGTGTTAGTGCTGCCACCAGTATTATTTTTGACTTACTTATTAATCAAAGGAGAAAAGTAAAATGACTAATTCATCAAAAGAGCAATTAGAAAAAGCGTACTCGGAGGCAACCATAGCACTTGGTGAGGGGTGTCTAGCGATGGATAGGCTAGCGGCCTTAGTGACTAGCAAACAGCTTCCTACCGAGGATTTTCAGCAGTTTATCGGGGCAATGTCGCACCACAATGCAAAATTATTAGAAGGGGTTAAATAATGATTAAGCTATCCAAAACTAAAAAACTTAACGCACGTAGCTGGTCGCTTCAAGCCCTCACTACTTGCCCAGCAAGCAAAGACAGTAACGGCGAATTAGTAGCGGCCTGTGAGGGATGTTATGCGACTGGGGGGCATTATAGGTTTAAGAATGTTAAAGCACCGCGCGAGCATAATAAGAAAGATTGGAAGCGTAGCGAATGGGTCGCTGATATGGTGCAAGAATTAGACAGCGACCGCTATTTCCGTTGGTTCGATAGCGGCGATATGTACACGCTGGGGCTTGCTAATAAGATGTTAGAGGTGATGCAACAGACACCGCACTGTAACCACTGGCTACCTACACGAATGCACAAGTTTAGCAAGTTTGCAGATGTGATTGCTAAAATGGAAGCCCTACCGAATGTGGTGGTACGGTTATCAAGCGATAGCGTTACGGGTGGCTGCATTGAGGGTGAACACACAAGCACCATTATTCCAACGCCAGCAGACGCGCCAACGGGTGCGACAGTATGTGAAGCTTATGCGAATGAAGGTAATTGCAACGGCTGCCGTAAATGTTGGTCTAAAGATGTTAAAACCATTGCGTACCCAGCGCATGGCGTTAAAATGGGTAAAGTAATTCGACTACAATTAGAGGTGGCATAATGAGCAACAAAATTAGACACGATTACGCGAACACAAATACAAGTGAGCGAAGCGAAACCTTAGCCTACGTTTTTTGGGCTGGGCTTGCTATAATGTCAACTAGTTTACTCATAGCTAACATGCTATGGGTGATGGAGGTAATATGAGAATAGTAAAACTAAGTATTGAAGAAACCGCGAATTGTTTGCAGTCCTATGACAAATCAAGATGGACACATAACGAAGTCCTCGCACTAGCTAATTATTTGCAAGAGTATGAAAGGCGTTTAGGTAGGGAGATTAATATTGATTTGTTCACAATTTGGAGGGATTGGAGCTGTTATAGAAATTTAAAAGAGTTAAGAATAAGTTTTCCGGATTGCCCTAGCGGCTATCATTCGGCAGTTGATTGGTTACGAAGCCGCCAACATGTCATACCAGTCAGCAATGAAGAAAACGATACGATACTTATTGCGGGACTATATACACTAGAGGAATTATAAATGAATACAATTAATGAGCAACTTCGCGCCATGTTTTTAGATTATTTCAATAACTATCTATCAGTAGCTAAATTTGCGGAGCATAACGAGATAAGCGAAGCGGTAGCACTCACTATCATCACGGCTGGTAAAGAGTTACACGAACAGCACGTACAATCGCATACGGGTATAGGGGGCGCGTAAGGAAAATGACTACAATAGAATTCCCACGGGCTACATTTACTGAATGTAGTGACGATTATATATCTGAGTTAAGGGAGGCACCGTACAACGTTCGCCGGCCTTGCAGCAGATATACGAAAGAGAGGCCAAAAATAAAAGGGTGGTATACAGCGGAGAAACACAACAACGGCCACACAACCTATAGATTTTTTACGGGTAGCGGGCGGCCTGAGTTTTACGTAAAGGATTATATACATAGTAGGCGTATTGGCTCTTTAAATTACGCAGGTGGGGGCGGATATCATCAGGGAATACAAACAAGCGACCATACAGACGCACTGCTGTGGGATAAACCGTTTGATTGGGGTAAAATATATAATTATATTGATAAAATGGTGGAGGATTTAAGAAAATGAAAATCACAGTGAAAATCAAGAACGTATTCGGCCATGAGCGCATCTACCCAGTATGCCCACAGGCTAAGCTATTCGCCCGCTTAGCAGGCCACAAGACCCTTACACGCCACGCTATAAGCATAATCAAGGACATGGGTTACAGCGTCACACAGGAAGTCACAAAGCTATGATGTCAAAGGCTGAGGAGGAAAAGCTGGCTAGCATGTTGGCTGGCTGGCAAATAACATTTAATAAAACGGACGGAGAGACAGCCGCAAGACTTGACACGGCGTTAATATATACTAATGAGGCACAACGTGCTAGAATTATAACCGAAATAAAGCGGTTGATAATTAATCACAGAGGTAATTTAGACGATGAACGATAACGAAAAACTACAGGCGTTATTTGAGGACTGGAAAATATACAGCGCTATGCTGCAGCTTGAAGCGTTGCCCAATCATACGAAGAGCATACGCACACTGAGGTTTGAGATAATGAAAGCCGAAGAAAATGAGCTATTAAATCAGCAAGCAATGCAAGCCTCGGAGTACTAAATGCGGTGCTTAGCGTGTGACGTGTTGCTGAATGATTACGAGGCTACTAGAAGGTACGCACCAGATGTGGGCATTGATAGGGGCGAGTTTATTGACCTGTGTTCAGCGTGTTATGCGAGCGTTAATGCGATTGAGCCGCTTGCGTCCGACTTCAGTATTCAAGATAGTGAGCCTGACAAAGAGGAGGATTGGTTGTAGTGTTTTTTGAGGGTAGCATTTATTTTCGGCCTCGTATATTATAAACAGGCCGCACAAACTAAAAGGGGTAAAGTATGGAATATGAAGACGTAAAAAATCAACAGCACTACACAAAACAAGCTGTTCAACCTATCGAGTATATTGAATTAACGATGTCTAGTGAGCAATACTCGGGTTACTTGTTAGGTAATGTTATTAAGTACGTATCTCGGTATCGGCATAAGAACGGCCTACAGGATTTAAGGAAGGCTGAGGTGTATATGGGGTGGCTCGTTGACCATGTTAGTGATAACGAGAACACAGTGGACGGATTAAAAAATGGCTAAACGTAAAGGATATCAAGCAAGGTACTGGTGTAAAGTACAGATGTCACCAAGCCACTCATTTGAATTACCAGAAAGACGCTTTACAATTACTGAAGTAACTAGTAGCCTTATGGAGAACCTAGCACCACTAGAGCCACATTGGAAAGTTACATTTATGAGGGGTGGTTCCGTACATAATGTAATGTATCCAGATGGCACACACACTTTAATGAAGGAGAAAGACTATCATGCAAACTGATGATTACGGGAATGAATTTGATACTCTGGACGAAAAGGCCAAAGACGAGTATCAACTGCACTGGTGCCTTGAGGAGGCCAGTTCGTATATTGAGCGCCACGGTATGGAGAAATTCCTACACGAACTACGAGTGAGGTTAGAGCAATGAACTATAATAATCCACACCACGACTGGGATGATTATCAAGATAAGGTTACACTAACTGACAGTGAGGAAAGTGCTATGCTAGACCTAGTTGAAGATATGATAGAAGATGATTTTCAGGACGTGCTTTTTAATGCAACGCAGGTTAATGATGGGTACAAGGAACGCTCTCAAGACCTCAAGGACATACTAAAACAGATACACCATAACAGTGCAGACAAAGAAAGCTACGCGGCACTGGGTGAGTACCTGTACTTAGTGGCGTATGATTACGCAGATGATAGTGTCACCGAAACCTTTACGCGGTTCGAATAATGGCTACTGTAGAGCATAAGAGCAAGGGTAAGTGTCTCTATAAGACATCATGCGATTGTGGGTCAGGGGACGGCAAGCAGGTATACGTCCAAGAAGATGGCAGCTTAGACGCTTACTGCTGGGCTTGTGAAACCTATGACCCCATGAACTCAGACAACGTAGTTAGTATAAAGCCAATGAAGGAGAGTAAAATGCGAATGATTGACGTAGATAAATTGCCTACACTAGCCATACCCGATAGGGGTTTACGGCTGGATACTGTAGAGAATTTCCCAGTCAAAATTGCAGTGAGTGAAAAAGATGGTAGTACCATTACAAATCACTATTACGCTGACCATAGAGACGGTGAGCTTATCGGCTATGAGGCGCGTGAGTGTGCTACTAAGTCATTCAGCGCAGTTGGCGATAGGAAGGGAGATTTTGACCTGTGGAACCAGCATAACTGTGAACGCAACGGTAAGAAACTGTTCGTTTTCGAGGGGAGGCTGGACGCAATGTCATTATTTCAAACAGTGACGGATAATCGACCAGCAAAGTACAGCAAGTACGCACCTAATATTGTTTCGCTTACTAGGGGAGCAGCTGGTGCGGTCAAAGACCTACTTGCAAATCGTTCGTTCGTTGAAGGGTACTCGGAGGTCGTGTTGTGTTTTGATAATGACGAGGCTGGCAAGCGAGCGACTAAGGAAGTGCTGCGCGTGTTCCCCCTGTTTAAAGTTGCTAACTTAGGCAAGTATAAAGACGCTAACGAGATGTTAATGGACGGCAAATCAAATGAGCTTTATACGGCCTGCGTTTGGAATGGTGAACACATTAGACAGGGTGAAGTGGTAGACGTTAAGGATATTATTGTTAAGGCAATGGAACGTCCTAAGATGGGCTTATCTTTCCCTTGGCCTACTGTCACCAAGGCCACCTTCGGCATACGCCCTCACAATATCCACATTGTAGGTGCAGCGCCTAAGATTGGTAAGTCTGACTGGCAATATCAATTAGTACACCACCTTTGCTACAGTGAGAATGTGAAGGTGGGTATGTTTGACCTTGAGAATAGCCCAGTACGCACCGCTAAGAAGCTGGCAAGTAAAGAGGCACGGCTAGACTTCACCCGCCCTGATAAGGAATATGAAGACCAGCTACTGCATGATACGTTGGTAGCTATGGACGGGCGTGTTAGGTTCTACGATAGGGGTGCTAGTCGTGATTGGTCTGACATTCGTGTAGCTATTGAAGAGATGCACCTGCTGGATGGTATCAATATTTTTATTATCGACCCACTGACTGCATTAGTTAGCCGATACAATAGTTCTGAGGCGAACGACAAGCTGAATGAGATAGCCACCGACATGGCTGACTTGGTGAACCTGTACCCCATTACTATCTTCGGCTTCAGCCACGTAAACCCTAAGCCTAAAGGTGCTAGGACGCATGAGCAAGGTGCTAAGGTATTGTCAGGGGAGTTCACTGGTAGTAGGGCGCTTGAGAAGTGGTGCCACTACGGACACGGTATTAGTAGAGATAGAAGTGATGATTGCCCACCTGAAGAAAAGAACATGAGCAAATTCTATATGTTGTTTGACCGTGAGTACGGACAGTCGTACAATGCAGACGTATACTTTGATGAAGATACGGTAACTTACTTGGAACCTAAAGGAGTGTTTAAGTAATGACTGACTACGTTATAGACATAGAGACCGATGGCATAGAGGCCACTAAGATACAACACTGTATGTCTGTGTCCGGCATGGCGACTATGACTAGCTATGAAAGCATTACCAACTTCTTAAACAGTTTGACTACTGAAGACCGTATCATCGGCCATAACTTTATCCGCTACGATAAGCCAGTGTTGGAACGCTTGCTGGGTATAAAGATTAAGGCGCAGATTGTGGACACACTAGCCCTGTCTTGGTACTTGTATCCTCAGCTACCTAAGCATGGGCTAGCTCAGTGGGGTGAACGCTTAGGTATTGCCAAGCCAGTAGTCGAAGACTGGGAGAAGGCTGACCTGCAAACCTACACCCACCGCTGTGAAGAGGACGTAAAGATTAACCACAAGCTATGGCTTATCCAAGAAGAGTACCTAGATAACTTATACAATGGTAATCCTGACAGGTTGGTTAAGTACTTATCACTCAAGATGAACTGTGCTGCAATGCAGGAAGCAAGCAAGTGGAAGCTGGACGTAAACAAAGCCAGCAATTTACTTGACGAACTGTTAGCAAAATACACAGTTGCAGTTGATGACTTAGCCAAGGTAATGCCACGAGTACCTAAGATGGTAAAACGTAAGCGTCCAGCTAAACCATTCAAGAAGGACGGTACATTGTCTGCTACTGGTGAGAAGTGGCAAGCCCTGTGTGAGGAGCGTGGTTTAGACTTTGCTCACGATGAGGTAATCGAGGTGGTGGTAGGACACCAAGAGCCTAACCCTAGTAGCGTGCCTCAATTAAAAGCATGGCTGGAAAGCTGTGGCTGGGTTCCTGCTACTTGGAAGTTTAAGAAGGACAGTGGCAAGGTAGCACAGATTAAGAAGCCAGACGGTGACTTGTGTACCTCAGTGGTACGGTTGATTGAAGACCACCCAGAACTAGAACACCTACACACAATGACAGTGGTTAAGCACCGCATTGGTTTAGTGCAGGGCTTACTGGATAACGTAGACGTAGATGGTTTTGTTAGGGC